TGCAAGCGCCCGCTATTATCGAGCGCACAAGCCCCAGCGTCCGTAAGGAAGTCAACAAATCGGTTCGTGAGCAACTGCGTCAAGTTGTGAACGGCAAATCGCAGTTTGAAAAAGAACTGAAGATTTTCGCCAACGAAGCCGAAATGCAAGCATATCTGTCTGAGGCATCTGCCCTGACTGCTGGCGGCGATAACAAGGGTGGTCGGACTGCTTACGATCCCGTGTTCCGTGCCCTGCGTTTGGCTAATCCCTTGCGCGGCTTGTCTCGCACCGTTGCCACCGATGGTTCGTCCTATCAGTTCCGGGTTAAAACCGGCAACGCGGGCGCACAGTGGGGCTACGCGATCCAGAACAACGGTACGCTGAACATCAATCCGACCACTGAGGACACTAGCATTTGGCAAATCGTGCTGAAGGATATCAACGTGCAGTTCCCGATCCGCACTGCGGCTCTGGACGACATTGATGGCTTGGAAGCAAACGTGGTGGATGACATGCTGGCCGAATTCGCCCAGCAAGAAGCCATTTCCATGATCGTCAACAATGACCAGACCGGCACAGGAAGCACTGTTTCCTCGGGTGGCGCTGATGGTCTGCGCGGCTTGGATCAATACCCTGGCGCTAATGCCTCTTACACAGGCGGCACTTTTAGCACATCGGCATTTGGCACAAGCGGCACTGGCTCGACTAGCGGTTTGCACAATGTTTCAACGTATGACCAGATCACCACAAACGGCAACACCGTTGGTGCAAACAACATCACCTACAAAGATGTTATCAATCTGATCTACGCGCTGCCGCAGCAGTACTGGACGGAATCGGCTCGGTTTGTGATTAGCCCAATCCTGCTGAACGCTATCCGTTCGCTGGTTGACGATCAGAAAGCCCCGATTTTCAATCGTATTGAAGGTCTGTCGGTTGATGGCATCGTCGGTCAACTGCTTGGCTTTGACGTTGTGGTTAACAAGTATCTGGACACGCCCTCGCAAACCACCGTTGGTTCGGCTGGCACAACTAGCTTGTATCCGATGTACTTTGCCGATTGGAGCCGTTTCCACACCATCGTTGACCGTCTGAACATGGTCATGCGCCGGTACGATCAGACGCTGCCCGGCTTCATCACTTTCTACGGTGAGAAGCGTTTGGCAACATCTGTGCGCGATCCGTTTGCTGGTGTGCGTTATCGTTCCACCGCGACTGCGACCTAATTGCGTTGCCCTTGGCGGGGGGTTCGCCCCCTGCCTTTTTTAAAGCAATTAAATCGGACAAATCATGACCATCACCGAAAAAATCCTGAACGGTATCAAACAGGCAATTTACGAAGGCAAAGAGTGCAATATTGATTTGCGCGAAGCATCTGCCATCACCGGATCGGGTTCGGGTGTTGGTGGTAATGTCGTTTTCGACGATGCCTTTGCTGCGCTGCGTTACGCAAATCCATTGCGTATGATGGCGCGAGAAATTCCGGTTATTGGATCGGATATTCAGTTTGTCGCTAAAACGGGTAATGCGGCAAACAGCACGAATCCCTGGGGCTACACATTCACCCCAAACAGCGGTTCCCCCAATATTGACACAAGCATCTGGCAATTGCCTGTGCGTGTTCTTGTTGCTCAAATGCCGATTCGCACCGCTGTGCTGTCGGATGTAAACAACCTTGATGCCACCTTGGCAGAAGATTTGGCCCTTGAGTTTGCCCAGCTTGAAGGCGCATCAATGGTGCAAAACAACGATCAGTCAGGATCGACCACCACCAGCACGGGCGGCGAGAATGGTCTGCGCGGTTTGAATATGTACGTCAGTGGCGCGGCCAGTGCTTACGGCACATCGGGCGTGAACATGACGAACGGAATCCACACTGTTGCCACCGTGTCGCTGGGCGGCGTTGCGGTCACTTACAACAAGGTTGTGGACATGGTTAACGCCTTGCCAGCGCAGTATTGGGCACTTCCTGGCACTGCGTGGCACATGACCCCGACAATGATCCAGACTTTGCGTCAGCTTAAAGACCTGCAAGGCTTGCCGCTGTTCCTTGAGATTGGCGACAAAGACGGTTCTGCTGTTGGCAATGTGTTTGGATTCCCGGTCATTGCCAATCCGTACCTGACCAGCGCATTCCCGATCTATCTGGGCAATTGGCCCAGGTTCTTGACGATTGGCGACACCGAGCAGATGACCATTAAATCCTTTGAACAAACGCAGCCTGGATTTATCACCATGTTTGCGGAAAAGCGGGTTGTTTCCTCGGTGCGCGATCCGTTTGCCGGTGTTCGTATGAGCGCAGCCTAATAGGGGCAAAGCATGACCATTGAACAGGTCGGTTATCTCAATTACGGAGCGCCGACACGCAATCCGTTTAATTATGAGAAGGTCGAGCAGATCAGTCGGGACATTTTCACCCAATGGCTCGACACTGAAAGCATTGCTCAACAGCTTAACCTGTTTGAAGATCAATCCCAAGATGGTTATCTTGAGTCGCTGGAATTGGCGGTAAGACAAGCCATCGAGGATTTCGTCGGCTTGTCGATTTTCCCGGTCAAATATCGGGTTTGGTATAACGCATCGTCGCTAAACGGCACACCGTTGACGCTTGATCTGCCCGAGGTAAGCCAAAATCAAAACCCAGGACAGCCAGGGGTGGTGATTAATGCGGTTAAATATTGGACGCAGGACACCCCACCGGCTTTGGTGACGGTTAGCCCTGCCACCTATTATTATGACCCCAGTGGCAACAAGATTGTTTTGCAAAGTTTGCCAAGCAATCTAAACACCGCCATGACAAGCCCCGTCTATTGCGAATACACCACAGCAGCAAACCCACTGGCGCAATATCCGGTAATCAAACAAGCTGGCCTGTTGTTGTTTGTGCATTTGTACAACAATCGCAGCAACACCACAGAAATTGCAATGAAAGAAATTCCGTTTGGTGTTTCAACTTTACTGCGCCCCTATAAACCGCTGGTGATGTAATGTCGATTCGTCGATATGAAAACATTTCGATCAATAACTTGACTTTTTCGCAGTCAAGTTTTGGTCAACAAACCACAGCCCAAACTTTGTGGTTTAACACGCGGGCCGAAGTTTCTGAAGTCGCAAACAGTCTAAAGATCAGCGAAAAATACAGGGTGTATCAAGATTTGGTAAATCTCACCATTAGATACACCCCAAACGCGAAAGAAATCGTCGATAACCAAAACCTTTATTCGGTTACATGGCGCGGCCATATTTGGCGCGTCACGGATGCTCGGGAATCGAATGATCGAATGAGTGTTAAATTGCTTTGCTACAGAACAGACCCTGTGACGGCGGTATAAATGGCTCAAACAAACCCGTTCGCGCTAGGACAAGCGATCCAGTATCAACTGGCATCCATTGCCGCGCCTGTGCCGGTTTACGCAGCCTTCAACCGCAATTTTGCTACGCAGCCCCAGTTCATTGTTTGGATGTTGCGTAACGTGCATCAGCCGGTCTATACGGGTCAACTGCAAAGCAATAAGGGAATCGACACGCCCATTTTTCAAATTTCTGTCTACACGCAGAACATTGAGAATGGGTTTACGATTTCAAATCAGATTTTGCAAGCCTTGCATGGCTACAGCGGCATGTTTGGCAATCCATCAACAAATGGGTTTTTCTTGGCAAAAGCTGATGTGACATGGCTTTACAACACATACGACAATGACGAAAATCTAGCCCAGGTGGTAATGGATTGCACACTGTACATTCCAAACTGACAAGATACTAATATCTTCAACCCTGTTTAAAGGAAAGCAAAATGGCTCTGATTAACAAAGTAATGCCCGGTTATGTGGCAACCCTGTGGATGCAAGACGAGGTGTCGCCTGTTCCTCTTACAGATGCACAACTGTCTACTTGGACGGCTCAAGTTGCCAACCTGATTGGCGCATCTGCTGGCGGTACTGGCACAAGCACAACCTGTTTGTTGATTCCCGTCGAGAACATTCCCCCGTTCGGCGCTGATGACGCGGTGGCTGCTTACGCGGTTGCTGGGGCGCGTACAGGTGCGAAGATCACGACACAGAATCAGGTCACAAGCATGACCATTACCGCAGCCTGGAACAGCGCAGACCCTGCCCTGTTGCTGATTCGCGGTGACGGTTACAGCGGTTCGATTATCCGCACTTATGTGGTTGCTGTGTATGACGGCACAAACACCGTGGCCTATGCCTTCAACGCTCGGGTTGGCGGCATGACCTGGGATTTGAACACCGCAGCGGAAAGCAAGTTTAATTTCACGCTGCACCCTGTTGGCGGCAACAGCTACGGCTGGTCAACCAACACCTAATGAAGGTGTGCCCTGCCCTACGGGGCGGGGCATTACAAGACATGATGCAACACGATATTAAAACCAGCGATGACCTGCTGGCTTTCCTGGCTGCTCAGGCCGAGAAAGACGGCAAGCAATGGTTTGGTTATTTGCAGCAGCGAATGACCGGCGTAAGCCTTTGCCATCAAATTGCGGCGCGTCATGCCGACACAATGACCCCTGCCGAAGTTGTCACTTACGTTAAAGAGTTGAACAACGAAATTTTCCACCGAATCATCAAGCCGGGGGCTTAAATGGGCGGCGTTGTCATCAAGCTGGAAGGCATTGGCGATGTTGACAAAGCATTAAAAAGCCTTGAGGCAGATTTCGGGCAAAAGGAAAGCGCAAAGCGGGTGCTTGTGCCAGCGGTGCGCGAGGCGTTAAAGCCGGTGCTATCGGCGGCAATACAAAATGCGCCCAGGGACACAATGGGTCTTGCGTTGTCATTGCAAATTGAAGCAAGAAGGCCAACGGCTCGGGATCGGCGCAGCAAATACATTACCCAAACCGATACGGTTATCGGAGCCGTAACTACAGCGTCAGGCAAAAAACTGGCGCGGATGAGCGAAGGCAAAGGTTTGGTCGCAGCCCGTAAACGATTAAAGAAAATGGGATTTGATAATGCAGAATCTTTTGCAGGAATCGAATCCGATGCGCGGGCCATTGCTCAAGAATTTGGCACTGCAAGACACGGCGCACAACCTTATTTAAGACCAGCATTGGAGGCAAACGCACAAAGCACAGTTACACGATTAGCAGACATTTTAAAGCGGCGCATTGCCGAATTTCGAGCGAAACAATTAGGATAAGACATGACAAAACTTTCAAATCTTCTTGGTGAAAAATACCAAGCTAAACGCGCAAATATTTTTATCCGTTCCTTTGAATTGGGCGGGCACACATTCAAAGTTCGCATTCCGTTTGTTGCGGAATCGGACGCGATCTATAAAAAGATCAGCGATCCCGACGAACAACACATCGAGCGTATTTACAAACAATTGAGCGAACCATTGTTGGCGCTAAAAGATCAAGCGACAGAAGATTCAGAAATCGAATTTAAAGACAACGACATTTTGGTCAAAGGCCGATCCATGAGGGAAACGGCAAAAAATAAAGCAATGACCGAAAATCGAGTGGTTGAATACATCAAACTTTTGGTTCCCGAGCAGCCAGACATGACGTTGGATGATTTGACATACGAAGAAGTTGAGGCCGAATTTCCTTGGACAGTTCAGGTGTCTTTAATTGAAAAGATTGCCGAAGCCATTAGCCCCAATTACAAGGAAACGCGGGGAAACTGATTGGCTCATTGAGGACGCAAGTCGAATGCGCCATGATCTTCAATGGGCACACGCATGACAGTTTG